GTCTCGTCCTTGATTTCAAGTTGAAGATTATTGAATTGTTGCGCGCTCAATGGCCTGCCAGCGCCGCGATTGATCGGCCTTGCGGTAGGAGGAATTGGAACCTGCTGACCACGCTCGTCTACATACAAGTAACCACGATTCGGGTCAAACATTCCAGACACAACGCGACCATTGTCAAGCATGAAAGAATCAGCCTGCTGCAAGCGCGTCGGCTGAACGCCGCCGCCCATTGGCCTAGCAGCAAGCGCATCTCTTTTCAAACCCAAAACATCTTGCTGAAATGCCTCCCTTGATTCCGCCTCTCTGCGACGTTGATCAAGGGTTTCTTCATGCCGTTGACGCGCCTCGGCCATTTGCCGCGTCGTGTCAATGCGCCGTCCCAAAGACGTAAGTTGCTGTTGCCTTGCAACTTCTGGATCTTTGACAAAATCTCCGGTCGGCGTCAGGATTCCAGCGCCCATCCGGATCGGTTGCTGTGCCGCCTCTGCCTGCTTGAGAAACTTGGCTTGCAACGGCTGGAACGCCTCGCCAGCGTACTGTGCTGCAATCGCGTTCAGCAGCGCGTTCTGGCCCATTTCGCCCTGGCGACGGGCGAACTCCTGCATGGCGGACATGTCAGGCTGTTGCCCTTCAAGTTCCGCATATCGACGTTCAAGTTCAGCTAACTGCGCCATCGTGGAAGGCAAAGCCTGTCCGCCAGCAGTCGGCATGCTTGCGCCAGCAGCCTGCGGCAGCATCCGCCGCCTAGCGGCAAAATCTTCCGCAAAAGTGTTGCCGTAGATTGGATCAGCCATTGTTAACCTCTGGCATCATCGCATCTTCGTACCCCGGCTTCATGCCGGGAACGACAGGCGCAGGCATCATTGCAGGAGCGCGACGACGACGCCGCAGATCCTCAATCATCTTGCGTTGCTGCTCGTTAATGCGCTGCATTTCAGATTGTTGCCGCCCCTGCGCCTGCCCAGCCATGTAACCCTGCCCGAGTTGCGAGGCGTATTGCGTGAGCGACGGCGGAACGTAGTGCTTGCCCACCATCTGCCCTTGCGGAGCCTGCATCCCCTGCGCCCGCAGTTGGTCAACCATAGCCTGGCGGCGGCGAAGATCCTGCATCTCGGGCTGCATAGCGCCCATGCCAAGCAGGTAATCCAGCATCATTTCGTTGTCAGTCATGGTTTACCTCACCCCGCTTCCAAAACCAAACAGACCGTAAGGATTACCCATTGCCGCGCTGCCAAGAGAGAACAACCCGCCCATCATGTTTGCACCCTGCGCCTGCTGTGCATTATACGCACCCAGTTGAGCGTCGTAACCCATTTGCGTAGCACCGAGAATATTCGGAGTCTCCGCACGCCCAGCGCCCATGAACGACGGCATCGTCGGCATCGAAACCTGCTGACCGGACAGGAGCGCGTTCATCTCATTAAGCGACATCCCGCGCCGCTGCGCTTCCTCGGCAATCGCCTGCTGGCGCAACTGGTTCTGGAACGCAGCCGCCTGCTGGTTCAGCCCGAACTGCTGCCCCGCCGCCTGGTTCATCGCCTGCATCCGCGTCAAATCCAACGCTTGCGCCTGTCCAAGAGCCTGATTCTGGAACTGGTTTGCCGACAGCCCTTGCCCGAACGCCTGCTGCGCCGCTTGGTTGGCAAAGCCGCCCGCGCCGACATCCTCTTGGAACGCCTGCTGGCGAGCGCCCATTTGCATCTGATACAGCCGCTGCGCCTCCGACCCAGCCGTGTCCAGCGCGTTGAACCTCTCCGACGCCTGCCGCATGTTCAGTTCGTCCAGCGCACGCTTGTAGCCCTCGCTGCCGATCTGGTGACCCATGTTCGACAGTTGGGTTTGAAGCTGCTGCTGCTGCCGCTCATGCAGCGGCACCATGCGCTGCATCAGCGTGTCAGCGACTTGGTTGCGGTAGTTCTCATTGAACGACGGCAAAGCAGGATTGTCGCCCATCGCCAGACTGCGTTGCACATCCTGCTGCTGAACGCCCGTCTGCAAGCCGGGGGTATAGTCCGTCGTCCCGGTCGCCAGTTGAGCAGGCCCGCCCAATTGCGCCCGCTCGGGCAGGTTCTGCCACGGGAACTGCTGGCCGTATTCCTGCGCCACGCGCCCCATGAAGCCGCCCGCCAGTTGGCTGCGCCCGAGTTGCGTGCCGACCTGCGCGTCCAGCGCCGATTGCAGCCCAGGAGCCAGTTGCGTCGATTGCGTCCATTGCGTCACCGGCTGGCCGGTCGCAGGGTCGGTAATTGCGCGGGTCGACCAAGTGGACGAGCCAAAAGGCGTGTACTGCTCGGGCCGGTTGGCGAAGTTCTGAACGTCCGTGAGTTCACGCGACGCAGCCGCCTGCGCGTTGGCCGCGCCGACGTAGTCCGGAGGAGGTGGTGCGCTACCCTTGCCGCCCATGTTTAGCCCCTTTCAGCCAGCGACACTCGTCGTGCCGCATCTCGAAAATCACCCCGTCGCACGTTTCTTCAATGCGACGGAATCCAAGTCCTTCATTCAACTTCAGCGCCTCGGCATTGCTCTTAGGCGTCAGCCCGTACACCGCCATTCGCCCCGCCTGATTGAACGGGTAGTCAAACGCCGCCCGAATCAGCGTGCGGTTGAGGCTGTGCTGCGTGTCCAGCGCAACGTGCATCCAGCAAGATTGCTCAGACCATCCGTTGTAGCCCACCGCCCCGGCAATCTCGCCATCCGGGCGCAGGATGCCAATGCAGCGCAAGTCGGTTGACCACGGAAGCATCGTTCGTTTCCGCAGCCAGTTCCAGATGACAGGCTCGTCGTCCTGTTTGTCAGTCGCAAGGATCATCAAGTCGAGCCTGTTCCTCGAAAATCCCACTCGTCACCTGGTTCCGGCAAAGGAAACGGAACAACTTGAGGTAATGGCCTAACGTAATCAAGGGCACTAGGCATTACAGGAGCAGGCATCAGATTGCCCGTCATAGGCGGGGGCATAAAAGCCTGCTGCCCAGGCGGCGAGTACGACGGCGCACGAGGCATTGACGGCGGAGTCATCAGGTTGCCGCTCATCTGCGGCGCTCCGAAGTTCATCGGGTTGAACGGAGCCATCGGCGCGTTGGGCAGGAACTGAATCCCCGGAGTCGTCGGCGCATCGTTAGGCGACGACCCGCGCAGCGCGGCAATCAGACTTGACTGATAACCTTGACCTTCCGGCATTACATCACCCCGCCAATGTCATACATCATATGCGAACTGGTGAACACGGTTCCAGCCAGACCGCGCACCTTCATGCGAATGCTGCCGTAGTAACCCATGCCGGTCGCGCCAACGAACGCCTGATAAGTGTTGTTGCTGCCAGACCAGATGGCATTGTTCCAAGTGCCTGTGTTCCACACGCCCGCAGACTGGTTGGTGAACGAAGGCGAACCGGCAACAGGGTTCAATTGATATTGGGTGTTGACTTGTAACTTGACGCTAGGCGTGTCGCTCGAAATAAACACAGGCCGCGCCATGCTGAAACGTTTAAGAACGCCAGCGTTGCCCATCGCGTTGAACGCGCATTGCACATCAGCCTCGACCAGATCGCCGCCTGTGCCGGTGATAGTCACGTTGTCCTTGCTGCCGAATAGCCCCTTGTAGATGTACCCGTCATTGGTGCCGTAGTACATCGTCCCGTCCAACACCGCCGCAGCACGCATCTTCATGCCGGACAACGTACACCACGACCCCGTCGTCAGATCCATTGCGAATTGTTGATAAACGCCAATGTCAGACGGTGGAGGCGAGATCAGCAGGATGTTGTTGCTGGGCACCACAATGACATCCCACGCCTGCGCGTTCAGATACGTCTGAACCAGCGGGTTCAGCACGCTCTGCACTTTCGCAGCGGGGCCAGGATCGCGTTCAATGAACTGACCATTGACCAACTTGGAAACCTGTTGCAATCCAAGTTCCGACAGGATCAGCACATCCCCGCCAGCAGGGCTAAAGTACCGCCCAAACTCAGGCACAGGCCCGATGTACCAGACGCCTTGCAACTGGAAATCGTTAGCCGTGCCGGGATCGGTGCCTTTCCATACTCCCATGTCGCCCTGCGTGCCGACCACGACCAAATGGTCGTCAATGCCGGTGCCCGCATCCAGCGTCCAGTTGATCAACGCAGAAACGTACCCGCCATTTCGCAGCAGACCGCCCATGCTGAACGAGTTGCTGGACCCGTCTACAGTGTCAACGTTGTTGATATAGTAGATTTTGGTGTCGTTAATGCAGGTAAAAAACACGCGCCGCTTCCAGACTGCGACGGTTCGCAGCGTCGTCGTCGGCAGGCTGGAAGGCGTGCGCTTGACCCAACCCGTCGCCTGCGAATAAGTGTAGTACCCAGCGCCAGGCGACACGGCCAGCAAAAACGTATC